GTAGCATAGATACAAAAAAACGGGGTAGTGAACCCCGTATGTTTTTATTCGGTTTTACTCAAAATTGATTATCAACCATATCAGAACATAATTTACCTTTATATCTAAAGTGTTCGGTTCCCCGCTGAGATCCTCCAAGAATTTTATTAGCGAATGCACTCATGCTAGTTTCTACACACTTCCCATCTCTAGTTTTAAATGAAATCTTATGACCTTTGCTAGCGACCGTAAACTTAATATGTGGTGCCAAAAGACATTCAAGTTCTGCCCCCACAGGGATATTAAATCTTCCAAAGGTGAATGATCTTTTTTTAGACCGTTTTTTTACAGAGGAATTTGTAAAATTGTAACTTGAAACTTTTTGTACTTTTTGTACTTTTGCCTCTTCCAATTCAAAGCTTTCTTGCCTCTTGTATTCTTCATATTGAAGTTTTGTTAATTCACACACAAGACGAGGATTTTTAGTATGATACCCTTCTCCCAATCGAGCATCAATACTTTGAACTGAATTATAAAGCAGTTGGTCAATCAACCACTCAGCGTATTCTCTAGAATTCATAGTAACTCCTTTTTATTTAATCGAGTTTACCTTTATAGTATAACATAAAAAAAGACCCCTTGCAAGGGGTCTATTGTTACGCTTTCTTTATGTTTTTATTCGGTTATCAGGACTCCTCCTCGTCATCCTCACTATCTTTAGAACGACCGTGAATAGGATCTTCCTTCCACTTCTTCCATAGAGAATTATCTTTCTCCATACCGATAGATGGATAGTTAAGCGCCTTCATCTTACACAAAATATTGTAGTTGTCGATAATGTTTTCAACAATTAAAATATCCATTTGCGGACCAGAAGTTTTTGCAATGTAATCAGCAACTGTAATATTAGGAAGAAGCTCATTCAGATAATAAAGGAAACCTTCACGCTTCTTACTATCGCCCACATAGTTATCAATAAAGTGGTAGGTTGCAGCAAGACCAAGGATCATACCACCATTAAGAGGTGCGTTCCAACTGTTGCCCTTTTTTTTATTGTGAACTTTGTATAGATCAACTGCAGTCTTCGTGAAAGTATTGCCGTACTTGGTGATAGCAACTTTGAGTTTGGCATAACCACGGACGCTGTTAGTGCCGTCATCAGGTGCGCCGATACCCTCAACTTGAACATTGAGACTTTGGAAACTCTCTTCGATGTCGAGAGCATACTTTGCGCCTTGAGCAATATCAGAACGCAACTTTGCAACTGCACTTACAGTATTTCGGAGAAAGTTAAAACGCTTGAAGTATACTGCTTCTGCTTTCTCGCATTGTGCGATGGTAAAATCAGCGGGATGAACTTGAATCTGACAGGGAAGTTCAAAATTCGCTGCGTCCTTAACATAAGTACCTGCAAGAACTGTAGTGTGTTGTCCATCAACAATCATCAGATCACCATTAGGACGTTGAAAAACAGAAAGCGGTTTAACCAAGAGGGGATCAAACTCTCCTGCCTTCTTAATAAAATTAACATTGATCAATCGTTGATACTTAGGATCAATCTTTAAATCTTTGATTTTTACCCATTCAACAGGAAGAAAATCTCCCCTAGAAAAGATCTTTTGAACTGCTGAAAAACCTTTTGTGAAAATTGAAGCGACAATGGTTAATGCGTTCATAACCGCTACAAGCGGTTTTGTTAGTGTAGCCATAGGATTTCTCCGTGGTAGTGTTTAGAGTTCCCAGCGATGTCGAACGCTTTACGGAACTGGTTCAATTATAGACTAAAAAACCCAGGAGCGCAAGCACCTGGGTCTAGTGTTAGGATATCGTAACGTTACGCTTTCTTCTTACTGCCTATGCTATACTTAGTTTCTAAAATCCAGGACGGCTTGTCCCTAAACGAAAGCACCTTGATTTGATTGAGAGGTGCGATATCAAGAACATCATCCTCTCTAACGATAGTCACAAGTCCCCAGTCAGAAAGAAGTCTTGCAATACGATTCCTACGTTGCACATCATTTATAGTAAGGTTAGCATGTTTGCCGTCTAGCGCAAACAACTCTTTAAAGTGAGTGATGTAATACTTACCTTGCTTATGTAAAATATGGCAACTCTGATAGAGTTTCTTTTCCTTTCTGGATGCGACTCCTATACGAGTGAGTGTTTCCCGAACCTTCAAGAAATCATCTGGTTCATTGAGCACTACCTCAACCATCATATCAGGAGACCAATTTACTTGTGGTTCAACAGTTTGATTAGTCATTTTCTACCGCCAGTTTCAAGTCGTTGTTTTATGAATTTAATTTGTTCACTAGATAAAATCCTCAATGCTTGCAATGCTTTTTCAGTACTATAACCATAGTATTTCTTAACACATTCTAAATCATCTATTTTATCCTTACGGAGCCAAGGAGAGAATCTCTTTTTTTTCCTCAAACTATTTAGATAAAATGAATATTGCATATCTTTGTCTAACTGATGATTCTTGTTCATCTCATTAGCAAACATAATACAATCAAGATGACCTGCAAGACATTTATTTACAATGAACGGCGGATAATTTTTGATATTCTCTGGGTCTTCTTTGACCAGATCATTTTTATTGAAGTTGATAGAGTTGAGCCAGTCTTTGAGTTCCATTATGAAAGTGATACTTGAAATATTGTTGTAAATATAGTTAATAGTTCTAAGTTAGCTTCAGGAAGTTTTGAAAGATCATACTTTTTCTTTATATATTCATATGATTCCACTATTGTTTCTTCTTCTGATACTCTGTCTTGACGAATTTGTAGTAATTCTTCTAATGGCCAAAACCAACAAACTTCGCAATTTATATTCTTTGCTACTTTAGAAGACATTTCCGCCATTTCAGGAAGTGGTTCTTCCTCGTAATGGTCCATCAAAAGCACATCACATTCACCAACGTATTCATTAGCATCAACATGAATGACTTCTGCACGTTCAAATAGATCTGGATTATGTTCTTTATGATAATCAATGAGTTTCAAATTTTTTTCCAGAACAGTTAGTTTGGTAACTTCTTTCTTGTTAAGTAACCAATTCTCCCTAACACCCAGTCCAAGTCCTGTAGTGAGAGTATGTCCTCTAGCAAGCCAATAATGTGAAAATATTCCACCACTAGATAATGTTGTAGGAAGATACTGCCTCAACCATCGTCTACCATTAATGAATAGTAAAACTTCTCCCTCAGCGTATTCAATTGCTCTGTTAGGATGATCTTCGATATCCGCTGACTTAATAAGGTCAGATTTATCTCTAACGAAAATATCAACTTTGTTTTTATGATACTCTACAAATTTAGGTTCTGAGTAATTAAAGTAGTCGAAGATTTTAGTAAACTCTGCTTTCATTTTTATAGTTGAATAATAGTAACTCTTTACGTTCTTTCTGTTCTCTCATGTACTCTCCCACGGATCGCATAGTGTAGGTGAGGTCGAACTCTCCCGTTTGATAGTCTTTAAATCGTTCTTTAATAAGTTGAGACGAATTGTAAGAAATAAGTTGAGCACCATTGTGCCGAGCACAATCGGCAGCAAAATCATCGTGGTCGAACCCACTATGCATACTCCCCCGCTTCCCATAGAGATTACTTCTAATGTCATAGGGCGGGTCAAGGTAGGTAAAGCACTCTTCGTCATTAGTAAGGAGTGATTCATAAGACCAATTGGTAATTTTCCAGTTCCTAATTATTTGAGTGTATCCCTGTAATTTCTCAATTCCTCGCATTGAGAAATTATTGTCTGAAGCTTGCTTTGAGAACGAGGAGGACTCTGTGAGACCACTAAAAGAGCACTTATTGATAATATAAAAAGCGCAAGCACGAAATAAATTTGATTCATCATAGTTGTTCACCACATCTTTTGCTTCCAAGAATAGTCCTTTTGCTGAAGCAGGATCAGGATATCTAGACTTTAATTCTTGAAGTCTTTTATATAGGGCATATCCATCATTTTGAAGAACCGTCCAAAAATTATAAAGAGGTTCGTAAAGGTCATTGACCCATACATCAAGATGTGGATATTTCTTAGTGATGTGAATTGCTACACTACCACCACCAAGAAATGGTTCACGATACTCTTTATAGTCACGAAGGTCTGGGATGTATACATCCATTTTTTTACATGCTCTAGACTTCCCGCCCGGATATCGCAATGGTGTTTTCAGAGATTTCATAATCAGGTTCGTTATATTTCAAGTATTCCCAGAAGGTCATTTTCATTTCCTTATGAGTCATGCCACAGTGTTCCGCAGCGGCAGGTAAATTCATTGTAGCATGAAACAACGCTTCATGCGCTTCTTTCACATTTTCTGGTGTAGTCTTATTCATTTATATACTCAAGCTTTACTGGATTTTCAAAGATGTCTACCAACCTAGTGTATGCCCATGCAGTAAAAACTTGAGGAACAATAAATGCAACCATTGCTACGACCCAAAAGACATAGTAATAGTTCTCTTTATTCTGAGTACGCTTCTTCTTTTTCATTTTTTTCATAGAATTAATTTTTTGCTGGGTTTCTCAATTGGAGAGAAAATACTTTCATACTTCTCAACAACATCCCCATCACATTCTACAACGTAAACTAAGAATTTACGATCAACAGTAATCTCAGGTTTTTGTTTACTGATAACTGTTGCCCAAGGAGCAAACCCAACACTTTGAGCATTAGGAATCACAACCAGACCATTCTTTACAGTAATAGAATCTGTATCTTCAGAGAG